CCCTTAACTCCTTACGGAGCTACCAAGATCGGAAAATCCCTCTCCTGGTCGTGTATATCAACGTCGTCCGATAACGCTTTGTACCCCTCACGATGAAGGGTTCCGTGGCGTTCTCCTCACCCATCCTGGCGTATACGCTATAGGATGGGATAAGTACGTCGGTTTGGTATGCCCTTTCATAACGATTGGACACACCTTTCCAACTTCGGAAATAGCCACCGTCGTTGCCATTCTTCCCTACGTCCCGTAGGCGGTAAGTGCCGAGCAAGTGCCCGTCACCATAGCCGTCCGGACCGTAAAGTCGAAACTCCGTACGCGTATAGGAATGAACTATCCTTGCTAGGGACGGTTCACACTTGCGCATGAAGAAATTATGTGCAACGAACAGCGACCTCTCGGATATCTCAGTCTTGAGATACCAAGGGCGGACGTCGAAACCAAAGAACCAATCTGTACCGCAGGACTCCCGGAAGTTACCCGTGCTGAATGACTTTTGAGGGTTAACCTCGAAGCCACACCAGTTTAGGGTTTCATAAAGGAGCTCAACGGCACCCGTGGGGACAATGATGTCATCCCCATAGACCGAAATAGGCCAGTCCCTTATCAGGAGACGGCCTTTCTCGAAGATTGGCACTCCCACCAAGTCCAGGGAATCACACACAGAGAGCGCTAAAGCATAAAATAACAAGCTTTCGAGCTCGAACGTGTATGCGTTACCCATAGAGCTAAATTTCTCCAGCTCAATAGTAACACCCTGATACTCGACCCTTTCCGATCGAAACTGGTCTAATAGCTCAAACCAGCCATGCGGAAGAAGAGACATAACCAAGGCGTAAGACACAGTATCTGAAGCGCTAGAGAGGTCCACGGTGGCAAGACTGCCATCTATGGAACCCTGCAGCGCAAGACGCTGGTTCACGCCCTGATCACGGAGGTTGACACCGAACAAACCGAGCCTTCTCTTCATGTAGCTACCGATCCCTTTCTGCCCGAGGGCATTGAGGGATGGCTCTACACAGATGGTCCGATCCGTTTTAGATGTCTTTGGCACAAATCCCAGCCTAGCAGGGCGTACGGTAACAGGCACGTCCCAAACACCATCACGGTGTCCGGACGCGACCGCGTCGCACCACAAGGGAAACTCCGCGAGGAATTCCCCCACCCTGCTCACTAAGGATTCACTACACTGCATTGGCGCTGCAAGCTTCGTTCTGAAACTTGCTATACGCCCAACGACATTAGTCGAAGCTCCGGGACCGAAGAGAAAGTCTAAATCCTCAAAACTAGGCACAGGGCCGAGAATCTGAGCGATTATTCGTTGTGCGGTATACAATACACCGCCAACGTCCCACTTGGGACGCTCAGTCCACAACCTCGTGTTCGTCTCTCGGCATTTCTCCTCCGCCGCAATGAACTTGGACACTGCCTCCTTCCTACGATCATACCCTAGGTCAAGGAAATCTTGCTTTTCAACAAGCGCCTTGATCTGTCGGGCATAAACTAGGTCGTTGGCCGCAGCCTCGTCCATCGTTCCATAGTCGAATTGAAATTCGACTACTTCGCGCAGGGAGCCCTTCTGAACCAGAGCGTTAAGCATCTGGCTAAGCGGGCCTCCTAGAGCAGCGCACTCGTTTGAGAGATCTCGGATAAGGGCAAGGGTTTCACCCCTGCCCCGACTGGCCTCAAACCGTTTCATTGTGGCTCCTTATGCCTTCAAGAAAGAGGGTTAACTTCGGAATTCCAATCCGAAGCTCGTATCAACGCCAACTCAAGTGGACCTTTCGATCCGCAGAGCATCAACAAGAAGCTGCTAGTTAGGCAGCAAGAGCTTGATGATGGCTTCGGTGATGGGAAGGACAGAGTTCTTCCACGCGTCACCAGCCGCATTGTTGGCGAGAGTGCCGGTAGCCGTGGTGCTGGAAGCACCTTGGAGGATACCGACAGCCATCCGTAGAGCGTTTGCACGGTCTGCGACGGTCGATCTGGCCGAAGCAAACATCGTGAAAATGCAAGTCGTCACATACGCCACTGCTGGCGGTGCGACGTATCCTGCGGATGTACCTGAGGCACCCAAAGTCTCCAGAACGGGGACCTCGAGCTTCGCCGTTACCTTGTAGTCACCTGACTTGACACGCTCTTGCGAGAGCGTCAGTTTCGGCTGACCGTCAACCGGCACGTTGGCCACAGCCGCACGCCAGTAAGGCGACGGAGTGTCCGTAACCGGTATCAAGGTAAACTCCACCGGGGTGGTGGTAGTGTCGTCTTTGACGAGAAGATTCGTCATTGCGCCCATTATAAGGGACTCCTGTAGTTAATAATACAAACAAGATGGATCCTATCGTAATGCTTGGTGAATCAAGCTGACGGCATTTAGTAGTCTCTTGGGTGATAAAGCCCGGTCGACCCTATTAAACGTCGGCAAGGGCACTGTCAAAGAGGTCGAAACGCTGCGATTCAAGTTGAACCACATCTCCCGCATGACGGTCCCGTTTAACCTATTCACATAGGTCGGGTCCACTACGGTAAACGTTCCTGCCTTCTGACCTATTCTCTCAGTCGTCATAAACCTGCCTTTCAAAGAGGGTATGGTTTGCCATACCGAAAGGTAAGACCCGATTGGTAAAAACCAGTCAACGACAAAAGAATAGGGCACAACTTCCCAGAGTATCTGGGCGGGATCCACAAGACCGAGTGAGCGACCGATGGAGATTTCCTCATACAGTTCGGCGGTTAGCCGTTTGCTATATGAGACCTTCACCGGATAGCTGTATCGGAGTGGCTTCAAACTCCCGTTATAAGTTGCACGTTTGGTGCCAATAGCTGCAGAGAACCTGTATCTCCGCGGGCCAGTTACAGCTTCGAGAGCCTGAGCGGCTTCGTAGCTTTGGCTGACCAGCGGTCTCCAGGCATACTGCATCTCTAACCACCTACCCGAGATGTCTTTAGCGCGCAAGCGCCTCCAACCACGCTCGGGAACACCAAGATGGTGAAAAGCATCGCCAACCTGGCCATGCTTCAACGCCACCAAGGCGCCGCCGATAGACCGTAGATTCCCTAAAATCGTGTGGTACGACTCTTTGGCCTCAGCAATATTAATACCAAGGTCAAAAGAATGCCCCCTGATGTCCTCCACAAGCTTTCCTAGCAAGCGGAGATCATCGTTGGCATTCCAGCCGCACTTCGACTTCAAGGACGCAGAGCTCTGATCATTACAAGCTCCAACTCCCTCATGGTTTCCATCGTTGATGACAGTTATCTGCCACCTGTAATGGACAAGGGAATAGTTGTTCCACTTAGGACGGATCCCTCCGCCCCAAGGCTCGTACTTCCCGTTAGCGCCGTTCCAGGACTTGGTTGCCCAAAATCCCGAGACATTGCTGTTTGAGTTTCCGACGGACCAACTACCGGTAGTCATAGGCCTTTACCCTTCTCCTTTAGGG